TCCCTCCGGGACCCGTGCGGTGGCGTCGCCGATAGTGGCGGCGCCGCCGGCAAGTGCCGTAGCCCGTTGGGCGGCGGATTGTTCGGCGAGTTCTTTCCGCATGATTTCCTGCTCGGTTGGGCTGAACCCGACCCTGCCCCACACCACGGAGGAGTGCTTCGGGGTGATTTCAGCAGCTACGGCTTTGGTCATGGCGTCCATGGTTGCCGAGAGCGTGGGGGTGGCGGCCGCCAGCCATTTCGCTTCGAGGGAGGCGATGAACTCCCATTCGGGCGGCCTGCCGTCGAGGATGGCTTTGCACACGTAGGCGAGGTCACGGCATAGTGGGCGGCCGAACGCCAGCTGGCGGAGCTCAGTGCGCCGCACTAGGCGGGATTCGGTGGCGCGGATGCTGTCGGCGCTGGGCGGGTTATCGGAGGCGAACCCCAAATAGGACACGGGCACCCCCGATTGTGCCGATACCAGCTGGGCCATCATCTTGAGCTCTTCAATATAGGGGGTTGGCGGTGCCGCCTGGAACTGGCCCGCAGTGATGGTTGGCAACCCATCATCAGGATCACCCGGCGGCACCACCAGGGCCTTACTCATGGCCACTTTCCACCCCATCTTGATTACGTCGCTTTCCGTCGCATCCTCATCTAGGCCTAGCTGGTCGAATGTAGCGTTGAGCAGGTAGCGCTGCGGGGTGGTGTAATACTCGCGGTTGAACTCCATACCAAGCACCGTTCTCACACCATGGTCGGTGTAGTATTCGATGGCCGTGGTGATTTCCGAGGCGCCTGCGTCTTTCCCAGCGCGGGACCGGTTCGGGATACGGATCAGGCCGCACCTGCCCCAGCCGTGTTTGACGCAGATGGTTTCTTGTTCCGCCTCGTGAGGGTCGGTGATGATAGAGATCACCCGGTCCGGCAAATGTAGGGTTTGGTATTTTTCCCCGTTTTCCCCGGTTTTTTCGATATAGCCTGCTGCCATGCGGTTAAGCCGATCGTCCCACATGTAGGTGGCTTCGCCTGCGGTAACAGCATCAATAATGATGGTGGGTTCACCATCGCCGCCCGCGGATACTTCGAGGAACCCCATGCCAGTGACGAGGGATTCCAGAGTGGCTTTAGCAAACTCGGAGGCTAGGTCGTTTTCGGCGAACACCTGGTCAAGTTCGCTGATGTCCGCCTTTGGGGAGATCCACCCCTGCCACTCCAGCCGCTCCGCCAGGGAGTCAACGACGATTTCGGGCCAGCCAACAACCGCCCGGATACTGCTAGCAACCGCAGGCAAAGCGATATTCAAATCCTTGAGGGCGTTTTTGCCCTCATAGTAAGCCCACTTAGCCTTATTCTTCCGGGCGTGTTCTTGCAGCCGCCCCGACAACTTAGCGATGAGGCCGCGCTCGTCGTCTGCGAGCTCGTAGTCGCGGATTAGTTCGAGGGTCATCCGATCATCACTCTCCTTCGCTTCTTAGGGCCGTTCTTGCGGCGAGCACGGACCTTACCGCTGTTCAGGGCTTCACGACGCCCTACGTTGGCGGCCACCATGGCCACGCACAAATCGACGAGTTGGTGGCTGTCACGGCTGGTTTTACCAATCGCCAACCCAAACTTGTTCCAGCGGATTTTCGTGTTGTTCACATGTGCTGTGAGCGCCGGATCGCCATCATGCCGGAATGGGCCGTCCAGGCCGTCTTTGTCGATAAGGTCTTGGATGATCTCTACCTCCTGGGAGAAGCGCCGGTTCCGGTCGGCGGCGCCGGGTTCGGAAAGCCTCATGTCCCAGAGGACGGAGTGGGTTCTTGTTGCCCAGCAGCGGAGTTTTCGGCGGAAATCACGGTGCCATGCGTCGATGAGGGGCCTCCAGTAGGAGGCTTCGGTGGTGTCGTCTTTGGCAGGTGACGGGTCGACGCCGAACCAAACGACTTTGTACATCTCCATGATTTCCCGTACCCGGGCGTCCACCTGGTCGCGGTCAACGAGGTAGCCTTCGCCTCGGGGGCCGCGGGGCCTTGACCACACGCCCAGCGTCTGGTTGTACCCGTCTGAGATTCGGCAGCCCATGAGGGCTGTGGCGTCTTCTGATTTGGAGCAGTCGAGGAACATGGCGATTTGATCCCCCGGCTCAAACTGGCGTGTGGGGTCGGCGAGTGCCGCCCACGCCTTGGCGCTCACGTAGGAGTCTTCGGCGTCGCCTAGTCCGTTCATGTAGAAACGGATGGCGTCACCGGCCGAGAGTTCAGGGTCGACTACCTCATCGGAGAGGCGTTCGAGGTCGGCCCAGGGGGCGTCGGAGTAGGCCTGCTGGAGCGCCAGCATGCGCTGCTTGGGGTCGTAGATGTCTAGCTTGGGGTCAAATTCAATGGAGTCATAGAGGATGTCTTTCTTGAGTTGTGGGTATTTGCCGGATTGTTGTTTCTGCCATGCCTCAAAAGTCTTTTCGCCGATGGAGTCCCCACCCCGCTGGTGAGCGTTGGTGAAGTCCACCATTCGGGCCTGAATGTTTCTCTTTGATTTGCCAACGTTTCGGCGGGCGACCTTGGCGACCGCGTGGCCGCCGGAGCGTTGGGTCATGTGGTGGGTCTCATTGAGCACGATGAAAGTGGCGGGGTCACCTTCGGAAGACCGCTCTGAGGCGGTGAGCACTTCGATACGCGCCGGGGAGGTCTTCACGAAGGTTGCGGTTCGACCCTTGTCTAGCCCGTAGTAGTTGGTGGCTTCAACACCAAATTGGGAGTTGGCAACCCGAAGGACGTCTTTGGATTGTTCTTCGGAGTTGGATGCGATCTGGACTAGGGGCATGGTGTGTTGTTTGCCTACGTAGCGGGTGCCGTCCCAATGCAGTTGGGAGGGGCCGAGTAGCTCAATGTTGCACATTGCGGCGGCCAGGGGGTCTTTGCCGCTGCCCTTGCTGCCGCGTTTGCAGCCACGCCGGTAGATGAACCGGCCCTGGGCGTTGAAGGCGTACCAGAGGATGAGGAACCGAGCTTGCCCTGGTGTGAATCGCCAGGGTTCGCCGTCGTCGTTGAGGAGACCAGGCTCGTCGGTGCGCCATTCGGCCCAGTCGATGACTGCGGGGCCTAGGGAGTGGGCGATGAGGTCGAGTTTTTCATCCATGGTGGTGGGCCATGGGAGGGTGCACCAGGCGCCTTTGTCGCCGAGGTAGTAGCCGGGCGGCATGGTGAGGTCAGAGATTAGCGAAGCGGTCATGGGCGTCGATCACCACCCCATCATCTTCGGGCTTGGTCTGTTCGGCATCGCCGATTTCCCATTGGAGGCGTTTCATGGCCATGGGTGAAAGCCCTAGCCGGTCTTCGATTTGGCGGAGCTCAGCCATGGCAGTGGCGTTGACCACGCTGTGATCGAGCTCGTCTTGAATAGTGTTCCGCAGGATAAGGTAGCGAGCGACTAAAAACTCGTCGTGGTTGCGTTCCCACATGACTGCCTGAGGGCGACGCCAGAGTTCCGCCCAGCCACGCTGCACTCGGCCGGACAGTGGCCATCGGGGCGCTCGCCCCTTCCGACCGTCGGCGGGGAGCGTCACCCAGGCGGGTCGGGCATTGCGGCGGCGGACATTCCTCTTCGGGGGTGGTCCGGGCACGGTCGGCACCCCCTTTCGTGTCCTTAGGTTTCCCTAACCTTACCTTTGGTCGGGCCTTGGGAACCCGTACAGGCCGGCAGGCCCTTTGCCCTCCGCGGCCCGAGGGCCGCCTCGGGGGGTACCCCCCCTACCCCCGGTCGGTATCAAACTTGATAATGTGGGGAATATCACAAAATGAGGGGGTGGGGGGTCGCTTCACTCTCGCTACCCGGGTGGCGCGCCCCGCCTGGGCTTCACGCTGCGTTTTGGCCTTGTGGCATGGGACACAAAGGGCTTGGAGATTGCTAAGGGCATCGTATCCGGGGCCGCGGGTGTTGTCGATGTGGTCCACTTCGGCGGCTGGGCTGCCGCATTGTTGGCATGTGTAGCCGTCGCGGGTGAGGATTTTCTTGCGGATATGAGTTTTCACGTGGGTAGGGGCGCCGTTTCGCCATGCTGCCATATGGATTCCCTCCCTGAAGGTCAGAAAGTAGGAGGAGTGGAGCGGCAATCCCCTGCCCCACGAGTCATCCGGGGTGAGGAGCCATCAAAACGCCCCGGGGCGACGCAAGCCCTAAACCCTCCACTGGTTTTTCCGCAGGCTGCGTCGTCGCGTCGATTATATCACCTGCTGTGACAGCAGGCAAAGGCACGTTTTTCAGGCGGTCCAACACCTCACCGAGTCGATAGCATGCGATTCGATCAGTGCTTAAGCGAGTGTCAATGTGTCCACGCTCAGCCCATTTGCGTAGCAGCGCACGGCTAACCGTATGCCCTTCAGCATGGGCAGCATGGATGATGGTGCGCCACGTCAACCACGGCTCACCAGCATCACACACCATGGGCTGCCCGGCGCGGAGGAATTCCTGGAGCCTGGATTCTTGGTGACGGAGTTCGGCGTGGATGTCGGGGGCGAAGTCTAAGCCTGCGATGAGTCCAGCATTGAAGGTGAGGAAGTCTAGGAGTTGGTGGGCGTCGCAGGTGAGGATACGGCTTGGTTGGATGTGGTTGGCGATGTCTCGGGCAACCTCGAAGAGCCTAAGGGTAAGGTCGATATCTAAGGTGGTGGCGGCCCCGCCTGGTGCGCAGGGGTGGGCCCCGGGTTTCCTACCCCCCTGGGGGTTCGTTATACGGGTGGGGGTGGGGTACTTGGCGGCTTCCAGTTCTGTCCAGAGGCCCTGTAGGCCACGTAGCGTGGCTCGTAGGCCTGTCTCGGTGGTGGCGCCCATGGTTTCCTCCCGTTCCCCAGCTGGTATGCGTGAGGCAATAGTAAAGCTGGGGCTTGGCCACTAATGGCATTCACCGCACCCTGGGAGGCGAAGGGCGGGAGTGTAGTTACTTTGTGGGGCGTGAGACGTGCCATCGTTTGATTTCGGCAGCGTCCCATAGGCGAGTGCGCTCTAGCTGGAACGCGGGTTGTGGGGCTTGGCCACGGGCAACATAGCTAGCGAAGGTGGCCTTAGCGACGCCGATGTGCTGGGTGATAGCCGTGACGGTCCAGTACTCTATTCCGTTATCGGTGATGGTTGTTCGGTGCGGGATGTCTTTGGCAAGGGTGATATCAATCATCGTGGAACCTTTCATGGAGGATTAATAAAGGACCCCACTAGCCGAAGCTGGTGGGGTTGCTGGTTAGCGGCGCCAGCGGCCAGTGCAGGTGATGTACCCGAGTATCACGGTGGTGATAGTAAGCATCACAGGCGTGACGATAGGCACGTTCTTGCTGCACAGGGTGGTTGCAACCGCTGCAATGTACGTGGCAACTGCTGCAACATACATGGGTCGAGCTTTCATGGGCTTTCCTCCTTCCTGGGGATTCGCGTGGTAGGGTGGTGGGGTCTCCCCCGGGTGAGCTAAGTTGCTGTTAGCTCACCCGGGGGTTACCGTTGGCGCTTACCGCGACGGTAGCGTTTCCGCTTCCGGTGCTTGCCGCCTGGTGGCCTGGTGTGCAGGTACATCAGGGCGGAGATACCGGTGGTAATCGCCGTGAGAGCCAAGCTGATCTTTTCGATCATTATTAATTCGCCGGAGGTTCGTTCAACCATGAGCATCAGCCGGCACGCACCCACCCACCATTTCGCCACAGCATCCGGGTCCTCTACCAAGCAACCACCTCCTCTGTAATCCATCAGGAGCACCTTGCGCTGCCTGTCGAGATCGAAAAACCAGAAGTCGCCTATCATGTCGCCCCAGACATTCTGCGGGATAAGATTCAGTCGCACCCCGTAGATAGAACTGATATCCGAGTTCTCATATGTCAGAAGATCCTCATATTCGCTCGAATGCTGGATCAGATAGAGTGATTCGCCAGATAAGAATGTTGGTAGTTCTTCCTCCAGAGCGAGTGCTAAATCTGCTGCTTTTGCGTAGCGGATGCAATCAATTGTTAGGTCCAATACTGCGACTCCCCGCCATGATGGAGTAATCCTCTCTAGCAGTAAAACGGGAGTGCCAGAAGATATTTCAATGCATGGCTGCCCCACCAAACACCCCCTAAACTCGATCGGCACTGCACCAAGAGCCAACCCACGGTACGGCTCTAACTCTGCAGGCATAGGCGGGTATAGATCGGATAGGCTCATGATGTCTCCTTAAGGTCGTCTGGGCTGGGGTTCAACTCCAAAACCCCTGATATGCTTGACCCACCCATCCCAACGGAGCTAGACCCGCTGGGGTTCGACTCGCAAATCCCCTGATATGCTTGCCACGGGCCCAAAACAAGGTCCAGGCAAACAATATTGGGGGTTTTCGCTACTGGGGTGGTGTTTGTTGTGCCGCATGAGCCTGGCACCACAGGTAACATCGAGAATCACTTAATGAGCTTCCCTGCTCTGGTATAGCCGGCACGCTGACGCCAAGCCTGCTTGGCGGGGGTATCGGCGTAATCAGGATCGGTCGCCCATTCGAGATAGTCCTCGAAGCCGATGCCTTCGTCAGATATGCACCGCCATTCACCCACGTAGTCCCATACTTCAGAGAAGGCCATGTCGCAAACTAAGCAGCTTTTCAGTTCATACAGGCCATCGCAGTTTACATATTTTTCCCAGTAGTATTCCTCACCGGGGTTGATTGTTGCCCCGCACGCATAGCACTCGTGTGGTTTACGGGCGCGCCGGGTTTTTTCGTCTAACAACGTACACATTATTGTTTTTCCTTATAGATTCGTAGGAACACGCCAGTGATAGCCGGCCCGTTGCTGTCGGCTTCGGCGTAGCGTTTACGGGCGTGCCATGTGGTGATTCGGGAGTCGTTTTTGAGCACACCGGCCCCTTCTAGGGCGTCCCCTAGCGCCCGGCATAGCTTGTCGAGGTCGTATGAGGATTTAGATGTGGGGAGCATGCTGCGGACGCTTTTAGGGCGGGGTAGGCAGAAAACCGCTTGTACCAGTACTGCTTCGTCGATGGGGGCTTTCAGTTGGCGGCTGCGGTAGGCGGCTAGTTGGAGTTGTGCGGATTGCCGCCACACCCGTGTGCCGGGGTTGTCTTCGATGACACGCCCGCCACCCACGTAGCGTTTAGACCCTTGGGGTTTGGGTTCACCAGCAATGTGGGCGATGAACACCGGCTCGGGCTGGGCACCCAAATATTGGCCAAACAAACTTTCGATTTCGGTGTCGGTGGCGTCCGGTAAAAGCCGTTCCCGAATGGCGTCGAAGAATGGGTCGCGGCTCATGATGCCACCCCCACTGCCACAAGCTCGCCTGAACGCTCTTCTGCCGGGTTTGGATCATGGTTTTGGGTATCGGTGTGGGTGTTGGGGGTTTCGGGCTTCTGCGGGGCGTCTGGGGCGGTTTCTTGGGCAGTTTTACGCCCCAGGATGATGTCTAGTTTCTCGCGTAGGTGTGCGGGCATGCCCCGCCCTACCGGCCGGGACTGGGTTTCTGCTTTCGGTTTGGGCAGCTCGCCAGTGTGGTCACAGTGCGCCACACCCGTCGTTTCACCTGCGGCGTTCTTGACAGCCACGTAGCCAAGCTCATCGCACAGAGAACAGGCGTGGATAGCTGCTAGATGAGCCTGTTTCTCCGCATCAGCGCGCTGCTCGAACCACTGCCGGGCCCGCATGCAGTTACGGCACGGCGGCACCTCTTCCCGCGGCAGGTAGGCGTGTTTTCGGCACCGCGGGTCGTCAGGGCTTGACCACTCCGCAGGCGTGCCGATCACCTGGTACGCCCGGACGGCAGCCACTACAGCCTGATCCTTCGCGGTCGTGGTTTTCTCACTGGTGGGGTTAAGGCAGGCAGGCACCCGGCTATCAGCACGATCTGTGTCGGATGCCTGGGCGGTCTGGTGGCCGGCGAGGTCGGGCAGCCCAGCCCACGGATCCTCAAGAACCGGGGCGGGCGCGGGCTCTACCGCGGGCTGGGGATCAACCACCACTGGCTGTGGGGCACTCACCGGCTTCGGCTCTTGATGCTCCGATGCGGCAGGGTGGCCGACTGCGGTAGCAGGCGCCACCCCATCGGGGGCCAACCCAATTTCGATTTGAGAAGAGGGAGAGGGGGCGTCGGGCACGGGACAAAGCGCAACAGGGGCCGCTACCGTGGTGCGGGTTTTTCTTTCCCCTTTCTTTTTATAGTTCTCTTTCTTATTCTCTTTCTCGGCAGGTTTTGCTAGCGGCTTGCTAGCTTTTGCTACCTTTTTGCTAGAAACACCCTTTTGAGCTGCAGCTTTAGCAAGCCCACCTTTACGCCCAGCCGCGCGCCGGGCTTCACGCACCGCCTCGATATCAGCGGTGGTTTGCTGATGCTCCGCATAGTCATGGATGAAATAATCGGTGTCGCCCTCGGCCAATAGCGGGCGTTCAGGATCGCTGTCTAAGAGCTCTTCGACAACTTCTGACGTCCACCTAGCAAGCGCTAGCCGCTTCCTGATGCGCCCGTCAGTGTGCTGGCGGGCCGACCAAGCAATCATCTCGATGAAGGCCAGCTTGGCGGCTGGCGATAGTGGAAACACCTTTTCGCTATCGAAGAAATCGAGAGTGATACGGATGAACAGACGGTCATCTTTGGGGGCGGTAGCGGTTTTCGTTGCCATAATGGGTCTCCTTTTAGGCGGTGGCAGCTTGCTAGCTTTTGCTAACAACGGCGATAAATGTTCTATTTGTGATTTTTTCTGTGGGCTATGGAGCATTTCAAGCACGATATGTGTTTAAACATGTATAGGGCAAATATTAAGTAATACCGCCCCTCATGTCAACACACATTGTGCTCATGATAGGGTTAAAGGGTGGATAAAAGTAGCATTTTTGGTCAGAATCTCATCTACTACCGGAAGAGGGCCGGATGGTCATTAGCAGAGCTAGGTCGCCAGCTAGAAGGAGCCGGCCATACAATGCACATGACCAATCTCCGACGTATCGAATCCGGTGAGCGCATACCGCGAATCTGGGAAGCCACCGCCCTAGCCGAAGTGCTAAACATTCCAGTGGAAGCTTTCACCATTGACCCCAGCGCTAGCGAAAGCCTGGCAGGAGTCACGGATAAACTATCGGAACTCACCGACACCACCGAGAAGCTCATAGCAGCCGCTAACGAAGCCCTAAACGCCAGCGAAGCCCTAAACCGAGCGATTACTGAGGCCGAGCGCGCCGGGGTGCCACCGAAGCTACTTTTGGAGGCACGAGAGCAGCTTCGGGAATGTGGCGGAATCATGACGGATAGCCGACTAGTAATCCAATAATTGGAAAGTTTGTTCTACTTATTTTTGGTCGGGGTAATCGACGTGTGCTAGTACTGTGAGGATACCGGCGGCTAGCCGGTAGAGCTGATCCCGGGTGATGTGGTGGGCATCTCGCTTAGTTTCCGTCCTCAGGATGATGTGGTCAGGGCCGCAGTGGTCAACCATCACGAACCCTTGTAGTGCGCCATTTTGTAGCACTAAGAGCCCGTCCCTGTAGCCTTCGTCGTCGATCCTGCCGTATCCTACGCTGTCTGTTGGCTGGTAGGTTGGGCTGTCGGTCAGAGCCTCGATTGTATCAATGATCGTGTTGATGTCTTGGCGGTCCAGGGGCTCGGCGGGGGCGTATTTTTTGAGCCGACCGATGGCCTCCAGCATCGGCGCTAGGCTATTTGCCGGGGTGTTCATTTTTGTTCCGTTCTCTGGTTTTAAGGTTTTCCGTCTGTAGGAGGATGACTAGCGCCATTCGGGCTAGCTGGTAGAGGTTTTTCTGCGTGATCTTGCAGGCGTCGTACTTACAATCATCACTGATGGTGATGGTGATATCGTCGGGTCCTTGATGGCTGATCTCGATAATGTATTTTGATCCTTCTCCGATTCCAGGCATGTCGGGGAGGAATTCCACCAGCGCCCCATAGTCGTCGGGCTTATCTAGGAGTTCAGGCTGGTTTCGCATCTCCTGGTAGTCGGTATCGTCTAGCAGGAGATCTATCCAGCGGGACACCACCCGTAGATGTGTTTCATCCTTCTCATCCAGGAGGGTTGTTTCCTCCCGGAGATACTCCAGGCTGTCGAGCATTTGCTGGATTGGGGGGTGATCTGTCATTTCGTTGTTCCTTCTTCTTTGTCCCATTTCCAGTGGAATCCGGTGTCATAGTCGTGGTGGCCGCCGCGGTGCCCACTGCGCCTAGCGCAAATGTGTATCTGCTGGCGTGGGTGATAACCGGTGGCTTCCAGGGCGCAGCAGCGGTTAGCCGCCTGGAGGCGTTCGCGTTTTATCTCTAGCCGGAGTTTGTTTTTCTCATTTTCGTAGAGGGCATCACGGATTTCCGGGTGCTTTATCATAGGTGCCGCCTATTTTCCACCGTGTAGGGCCTGAGTGCCGGCCGGGGTGATAGTGCCGTCCTCGGTGACATACCCGAGGGCTTCCATGGCCCGTACCCCAGCCCGGCCGGTCTTTTTACCTGCGGCGTGCCTGCGGAGGGATCGTAGTGCTAGGCGGGATTCGTAGGTGGGGGTGTTCGTGGTCATTCCTTTATGCTCCTTGCTTCGTCACTGTGACGCCTGTGTCGTTGATATCGAACCGGCCGTCAAGGAAACGAGCAACAAAGTATTGTTGGCCTTTACCCGTGACTTTCGGCGTTTTGTTAACCGTGATATGCCCATCGGCGTGAGTAATAACGGTTTCTTTGATCTCGAAGAGGCCCATCTCCATGGCTTTCTGCGTAGGGCTGTTCCAATCAGCACCACGGCGGGAGGTGAGGAACCCATGGACCCGTAGCCAGGTGAAGAGCCGGTTAGCGCCAATATCAATACAGTTGCCTTTGAGGATCTTCGCCAGGTCACCCACCAGGATCGAGGTGGTTGATGCGCTCACCGCATCAGCGAAAAGCACCTTGGGCGCAGCCTCTTCCACCCGGGTTTCCAACTCCAGGCGCTGGGCCCGCTCCTCCTTCAACTGCGTAGCCAGGCGGATAATAAAGTCCGGGTCAGACAGTACTTGGGCTGTCGCCTCCGGGGTGAGATAACCACCATGCGACCGAATCGCCGGCAAAACTTCTTCGGTCACCCAATCCTGAAACTTCTCGGCATGTGGGGAATGGGATTTCATGATAGCCATGTATAGGCCAGCCTCGTTGATGACCTGCAGCTCTTGTGAGCCGCCAAGGGTACACAATTTTTGTGACCCCTTTTGATGGTCTCGCACGTACCGGGTTATCCTGCCCGCGTCACGGTACCCCAGTGCGTGGGCCACATCGGCGGCAACCCACCAAGGGGCACCGCCGCGGGTAATAACCCGCACCTCGATATCGTTGAATGTGAATGGTGTGATCTTGTTGTCCATTTGCAGTCCTTAATCTTGGGGGGTGATTAATAATCACCCCCCTATCGGGGGCGCCAGTTGTTGCGGTTTTGAGTCTGCTAAGGGTATCGAAAAACTCGATCCCCTTTAGCAGGTGTGCGACTATTTTTTACGCCGGCGGCGTTTTTTCGGCGTGTAATAGCGGCCTGCTACTACCCCGTCAACGGGCATTCGTTGTTCTTCCATGCGCTCCAGGTAGCGGCCGCATGCTTCTAGCAGCGGGCATTGGTGGCAAAGATACTTTGCCTGTTCATGGCGGGCCAGCATCATTTCTTCCTTCTCCATGTACAGTCGCCCATCCCAAAACGGGAGGAGCACCTGATGGCACGGGGCGAGGAGAATACCGTCAGGGGTGAGCGGCCGCTGTTGCCGGCTGGTGGTTTTAGCGGTTGTGGTCATCTCGGAGACGCTTTACCACCCGATCATTTGGTTTTTTATCACCATCAGCATCAGCAGCGGCACCAGTGATTTTTTTCACGCAAACCCCTACCTGGCCATCCCCATCCAGGTACTCCATCACCGTGGTCATGAACATCACGGTCACCCTGCGGCAGTCGCGGGCGGCCATGTGGGCACTGATTGAAACGCCCAGGGCGGTGAGAGAAATAGCGATCGCTACCATCGAGATGACAAGTACGGGATTCATTATGACTCCTTTTCGGTTTCGGTTTGGTTGTTTCGGATGTGGGCTGCCGCATGGATCGCGTGGAGGAACGGGCGATCCAACGCCCGGGTTTGTGTATCAAGCTGGTCGAAGGGCACTAAATCGCTATGGTTTGGGTTGGTGGTGCTGCGCCACGCAGCCCACGCATCGTGCACATCCTCCAGCGTCGTGTAGATGCCTTTAGCACGCATCAGCACCGCGTAGATCAGGAAAAGCGGCGCCGTTTCAGCTGTTGCTTCGAACCCTTCCGGCAGGTTCTCCACAATCAGGGCAGCATCCTCTTCCAAATAGTTGAGCTTCGTCATTGGCTACTCCTTAACTTCTGTTTTTGGGGTGCCCCGTGGCTGAGGAAGACTACGGGGCACCAGTTCCCGCCCGGCTAGTTAGGCGGGTAGCGCTCATGGCGGGGGTCGAACCCGCGTAAAACCAACCAATTATCTTGACCAAACACGAAACCAACAAGCAGTCTGGTTTTACCTCACCGGAGCATGAGCCTGACAGGGGTCTGATATTTAAAACCCCTGGTAGACTTAGCCCTCCCCCACAAGGGAGGACGTCTTAAGGTGTTTCCACTATCGAGTTCGCTATGCAACACGCCCCACGCTGGGGCCTAGCACCCTCCGGGGGAATCGAACCCCCACACCCTTTGGGGCGGCCCACCAGGCCAGGGCAACCATTCGCCTAGCTGTCCTCAGCACCGCGGGCCAGCGAGGCGTTTGCCCACATCATCGCCTCCTCCAGCCGCTCTAAGGCCAGGTTTTTCTCCCTGCTGTCATCAAGCATTGCCTCCAGATTCCTGGCGAAATTCTTAAATTGTCGGCCCACAGCGATCCGCAGCGCCCGGGTTTCATCATCCAAAACCCGGTAGTCAAACCTGCGGTCCAACTCCTCATATGGGTCGTAGTACGGATCAGCGCTATACGGGGTAGCAGACATTCTCTGTTTCCTTTCTGATTTAGAGGTTTTAAGAGCGCTCACGCATGAAACCGCGAGCTTGCTGGAGTGCGATTTCGACGGCCTCATCCATATCGCCAATAACCGCGGTGCCGTATTCCTGAACTATCTGTAGCGTGGTCATGACCGCATCTAGCTCGCCACTGCTGTAGAAATCAATCAGCAACGGGGCTTCTTCGCACCTGGACATTAGGCACCTCCCCCAGCAGCGGCCCGGCAATCATCACTCACCCGGGCAAGATAACTATCCAAATGCCTACGCTCAACCAAGTAAGGGGACCGAGGCCTGGCGGTTTTCCGACTATAGGGGATCTCCCCACTCAACAACAGCACCCGCAGCGTTTGACGGTGGATCTTCGTATATGCAGCGGCCTCCGGCAGTGTCAACCACTCCCCCTCCCGGCGCGGCCGGCGGCGTTTAGATGCGGGGGTTTTACAGCGGCTCATGCTCACTGCGCCTTCTCTGCTAGTGGTGCGGCGGGGTAGTTTTTCTCCCCACGCAGGCCTTGTTGGAGCCGGTCTAGGACGTCATCAATGTTTTTTTGGTAGGCTTCTAGGGTTTTCCGGGTGGCCTTGTTGCGGTAGACACCTAGGGTGGCCAGCCACATGGTTAGTGTGCGGCGGTCGATCACGTACATGGTTTGTTCTCGGCCGCGTTCGGTCACCAGGGGGATCCGTTCGATCTTCGCCCAGCATGTGAGTTTTAGGCGGTCCTGTTGCGTGGGCTGGTGGATGCCCAGGCTGTTACACACTGACGATAATGTGATCCAAATTCGCCCATCAATCAGGGTTGCGTCTATCGTGTTCGGGGTGCCGGGAACCTTCACTTTGAATAAATAATGCATTCGTGTTACACTTCCTCTATCATCTTTGTTCCGCCCCGCTGTGAAGCGGGGTTTTGCTTTTCACTGGGCTTTACGACGAACCGGGGTGTTCAACCTCTTCGGGGAAGATGCTGGGCTGCCATGCTGGTAGGTGGCCTTACACGTGAAAACATGAGTACTCCCCACACAGCCATACCCCGAAACATCAGTAGCCCTCCCTGGTAACGATCTGTTTCACCATTCGTGCCCGACGTACGGTTACAGCTTCTTCAGTGACGTCAAAAACCTTGTCAAATTTTTCTGGATATGCAGCCAGAACCGCACCGATGAATCTAGGGCCGGCCTCGGCTCTACCGTGAAAATGCCGACTAATAGTGCTTGTAGTCACACCAACTTTCTTGGCGAAAAACGACATCCCTCCGAGGCGGTTGCATTCTCGCGTAAGCCAGTCCCGCCGGATTCGAACGGTGTGGACTTTTTCCATAACGTTGTTTCACCCCATCTCTTTGGTTGTTTACAGACAACCCTACATAGAGCGTTGTTCTTACGCAACCCATATGTAGGTTGCTCCAACAGCTTGCTGCTTTGCATCTACGCAACTACTATCTTTCTTATGGGAACAAGATGGTGGAAATACGTTACAAAAGTGATCGGAAAGGACACTTATAGCGCAGCCGCTAACAGGGCTGGTTTTGACAAATCTGCCTTTACTCGCTGGAAAAACGGTGCCAGGGCAGATCCCGATTTCGTTGTAAAATTTGCCCGTAACTACAACCGAAATGTTCTAGAAGCTCTAGTAGCAGCAGGTTTCCTAACCGACGAAGAAGCCGATCTTCGAGAAGTCAATACAGGCGGAACAACACTTAAGGAAGCCACCAACGCCGAGCTGACCGAAGAACTTCTGCTGCGGCTAAGACTGTTGGAAGAAGATAAATCAATCGACATTCACAGCGCCCAATGCAAAAAACCGATTGGCGCTGCTGATGTTTTTGATGATGATGCGATTATTGCCCGGATTAATGCGGGCGTGGAGCGGGTGGCTGCGCAGCGGGCGACTCCCCCCGTTGAGGAGCATTTCACATAAAAGATTCGAAAGCTGAAGCTTGGGTTCAACCCATAAGCTGGGGTTCAACTCCGAAAACCCCTGACATGCTTGACATCTCCAGCCTGCTGGGTGAGGTATTGCTGGGGTTCAACTCCGAAAACCCCTGACATGCTTGTTGCAGCCCTGAAAACAGGGTTTGAGCAGGCAGTATCGGGGGTTTTTAGTTTAGATATACGCGATTGTGTCTTGGTTTCCTTGTCTTTGAGATTTATTACACATATTTTTTCGCCAAAATTTATTGCTTCTGGCATGAATTTGTTTCATACTTGATTAAGTTCATTATCAGTTTTTGAGGAGCCATTATGAATGATACTGAACAACGGCTGGAATTTTTATTGCGTCGGTTCAATGTTCGTCTTGTCGAGACGGGGGCGCTTACCCCACGTATGAATGCGTGTTGGCATCCCCTGACTCGTACGATCTATGCCAGGCATGGGTTGGACCCGATAACCCGGGTGTGCGCTGTTGCCCATGAGTTAGGCCATGCGTATCACAATCATGATTGCTCCACACCGGATAATGAACGCGAAGCCGACGAGTGGGCCGCTAACCAGCTGCTAGATGATGGCCTGGTAGAAGAAGCCGCGTGGGAATGCGATTCCGAGCCCGTGGCCATGGCCGCCGAGTTAGGTGTTACCGTGCACCTGCTGCGCACCTGGGAGCGACTTTACCGTGTTGGCCGTACCCGGCATGTGAGCGCATGCGGCCTCAGCCTCAGCTGATCCTGGCTTTTATCCCAAGCATTAACCTCCACTATTTGCAAAGGACACCCTGTGAGTATTGCGCAAAGCATTGAAACTCTAGCCGCGAAGGTGAAAGACCTCAAGCCTATTATCGAAACCGAAGAAGCAACAAAAACTGCTTTCATCATCCCCTTCATCAGCACGGTCCTCGGGTATGACGCCACAGACCCACGCGAAGTCATACCCGAGTACACCGCTGATATAGGCGTGAAAAAGGGAGAGAAGGTCGATTTCGCTATTAAAGCCGGAGAGGATTTCCGCTTCCTGATCGAATGTAAGAAGATCGGGGAGCCGCTCAGTATCGACCACGCTAAACAGCTGATACGCTACTTCAACGCGACCGATACCGAATTCGCTATCCTCACCAACGGCGAGGTGTACGAATTCTATGCCCAGCTGGATGCGGTCAATCGCATGGACGAACGCCCCTTCATGACGATTGACTTGAGCAATATCGACCCCCGCGTGCTGCCCTACCTGGAGATGTGCACCAAATCAAAATTCGACTCGGACACTATCACGACGAATGCTGAGCAGCTGAAATACATTGCGGAGATCAAAAAGCTTCTCAGCGGTTTTTTGAAAGAGCCGTCACCTGAGTGGGTGAAATTCATCGCCTCCAAAATCACATCGAAACGCATGACAGCCCAAAACCTGGAGGCGTTCACCACGCTCGTGGCCACTGCCTCATCACAGCTGCTGAAGGACGAAGCCAACCGGCGGCTACGGTCAGCACAAGACTATGACGACTCCCCCACTACAGCCATGCCGGAGCAACCCTCCCAACCCATCACCGCTGATGCCACCATCAGCCCCGTGCAGGAAGAGCCCGGCGCGGATAACGGGATCGTAACTACTGATGAGGAGATTGAGGGGTATAGCATTATTCGGGCTATTTGTTGTTCTGAGGTGCCGGCAACTGATGTGGTGATCCGTGATGCGAAGAGTTATTGCGCCATTCTTTACCAGGATAATAACCGTAAGCCTATTGCCCGGCTGTATTTCGACCGTAAAACACCACGTATCGGTATTTTTGATGCTGATAAGAAAGAACACATGCATGACCTGAATGTGGTGGCGGATATTTATGGTTTTGCGGATGAGTTGCGTGCTCGGGTGAAGAGTTTCCTTTAAGACGCTTTATTGGTTCTTATTTTTCATTTTTGGAAGGGTGTTTTCCATGAGGAAATTAGCGGCACTGTTGACCAGTGTCGTGGTTGTTTGTGAGGTTGCTTGTGTTGGGTTGGGTGTGAGCTGACGACCATGGAGCCCATACTGCTTCAGGCTTCGCAGCGTCCGACTGTGAAAGCTGTTGGAACTGAGTTTTATGAAAATATTCGGGTTCCTGAGACCGCTACGTTGTTCGAGGTGGTACCGGAGCCGGATAATCCGTATGATCCTAATGCCATTAGCATCCGGTACGGAGGGCAAACTGTTGGATATATTTCTCGAAGTCGCACGGCAACGTATTTGCCGTTTATTAATCGGATTGCGGCTAGTGGGAAAACGGCCATTGTTCAAGGCAGATATAAGCGTGATGAGTATGGGTTCATTAACTTGCACTTGTATCTTCTTGCTACTGACACGGCGATTCCGCCTAACGTACAGTTAGTGCCTAAAGCGTCTTCGTATAGCGTGCCGAACGCTTATCAGGGGGACAGGAAAGGTAAAGTCATTACCCCGCCGAAGCCATCGAAGCCTGCTCCTTCTGCGTACGCCCGACCAGCAGCACTAAGCAAGATTCAACCGGCTAAGGTACCGTCCGGCACGGTAGCGCATACGGCAGCGGTGAAGCCAACTGTTGGTGCGGAAAGCGTTAAGACCGGTAATGAAACCAAGAATAATGATGGTATTAATGGTTCCACACTGCGTAATTTAGCAATCATTATTGGTGTTGTTTTATGTGGGCTTGCGCTTTGGGGCCAAGGCAATGATTGGGGTCGGACACTGAATAGTAGTGAGGAGGATACCTCGCTCTCCTATCCAACGTCGTATAGTAACGTTATTTCGACGCTTTCGCCGGAATACAGTAGTTCGAGTAGTGAGCCTTATGATGCTGATCGGATCATGGGGTGGAGTGATAACCGGGCTCGTTATTTGTGCCACGATCGGATTAAGCAGCAGTTAAAATCGCCGTCTACTGCGAAGTTTGAGGGGCTTTTCGATTTCATTTCGGTGCAGAGCGCTGACCATAAGGATTGGATGATTCACGGGCATGTGGATGCCCAGAATGCTTTCGGCGCAACGTTGCGGACGAATTGGACTTGCACAGTGACCCCTATTGATAAAGATAATGCGATGGTGGAAGCGACGCTAAGCGAGTATTAAGCGGACAAGATGGCGGACATTAGTGTGGCGGATTATCCCTGTTTTTATGTTGTGAGCTGTGGTGATTGGTGGACGCTAGTGTGGACAATGTTGGGCCTGTAACTAGCCTGTAAATTTTTGTGGCCCTTGCTGATTCGGTGGGGCCCTTTTCGGGAACAAAGAGCGAGGGGAACAAAGATGGCGTCGATTCGTAAATACAAGACAGCGAGGGGGTATGCGTGGCGGGTGCAGTACCGGTCGCCTGATGGTCGGGGCCGCACGAAGCAGGGGTTCCGCACTAAGGCGGAGGCGGAGGCTTGGTCGGCTAAGAATGCTACGGATATCCATGCTGGGCAGTGGCGGGCTCCGACGAAAACATCTATCACGGTGGGGGAGCTTGGGGATCGGTGGCTTGCTATGCAGACTCATTTGAAGCCGTCAACTATGCGGACGACTGAGCAGTCGTGGCGGGTGCATGTGCGACCCAAGTGGGGTGGCGTGTCAATCATGGGGGTGAGACCTAGTGATGTGCAGGAATGGGTGGCGGGTATTGATCGTGCAGCTGCCACGGTCCGGCACGCCCACGCTTGCCTGGCCCAGGTGTTGGATTTAGCGGTGCTGGACGGGTTGTTGAAAGCGAACCCGGCGCGGGGTGTGCGGTTGCCGCGGCGCGCTAAGTCGAAGAAGGTGTATTTGACGGTGGAGCAGGTGCAGTTTTTAGTGGATCAGTGTAGTCGTTATCAGGAGCTCGTGTGGGTGTTGGCGACGACCGGGTTGCGGTGGGGTGAGGCAGTGGCGCTTCGAGTGTGCGATGTGAATGAGGCGAGGGGGAGGCTTAGTATCACTCGTAATGCTGTGACTGTGGGGTATGAGGTGCATGTGGGGACGCCAAAGAATCATGAGCGGCGGACGGTGGCGGTGCCGCGTAGGGTGATGCAGATGCTGGTGCCGTTGATGGAGGGGAAGGCTAGGGATGCGCTTTTGTGGCCTAGGGAGTCGGATGGTGGGTTTATGCGGGTGCCTGGTTATGATGGGTGGTTTTATGGTGCGGTGCAGCGTGCTATGAGGGCTGATGCGGATTTTCCGTGGGTGACGCCGCATGGGTTGCGGCATGTGGCTGCGGGGTTGATGGTGGCTTCTGGGGCGAGTGTGAAGGTTGTGCAAAGGCAGTTGGGGCATGCGTCGGCGGCGATGACGTTGGATGTTTATGCGGATCTTTTTGACGGCGATTTGGATGAGGTTGCGCGTGCTATGGATGGGGTTTTGCAGGCGTCGTGGGATTGTCGTGGCGCCTAGGGGTGTTGTTGGTGTTTTTGCTGGTGGTGGGGTTTTTGGTCGCGGGTTCGAATCCTGCTGGAGGCACGTTTGAAACCCCACTGCCAGGCATTTTTCCGAGTCGGTGGGGTTTTACGTGTGTGAGACATGGCGGGTGTTATGCAGGCGCCAAATTCGCAGGAATTCGAATTTTTGTTCGTGACAGATTTGGTGGTTCCAAAGCCCGCAGAAGCGAACTGTTTTTCGATGCCCAACCGGGCCAGCCCACCACTCGCCGAACACATCGCAGGACCCGCCGGTCCCCCACCACCGCGGCGGCTATTTTTGTTTCTGAAGCTCCGTCAACATCTTCTCGATCCGGTCCAACCGCTCCGGCAGGGTCGCCACCGTCCGGGCAATTTCGGGGATCAGCCGAATCTTGTCGGCAACAAAGTCAACAAAGGTTTTGCCTTCCGTGGCCTTCCACCCGGTGAATCGTGGCCCCTTGGTGTCCCATTCGGGGCCGACAAGTTGGTCTAAAATCCAGCGAATCATGGTCCGTTCTTCTCCTTGCTCCGGGGTTTCCGGGGTGGGTGTTGGGGTGGGGTTGTTGGGTTGGCGGGTGTTACGCAGTTCCTGGGCGTAGCCGAGCACCACGTCGTAGGGGAATCCGGGGCCGGGGTCGGTGTGGTTGACCTCGCGCCAGGCCTCGGAGATTTCGGCATGCCCGTGCACGCCGCGGGCGCCGGCACGCAGTCGGTCGGCGTCGATAAATTCCAGGGGAATATCATACAGCTGCGACCAGCTGGCAATCTGTTCAGCGGTCCGCCGCAGCTTTGCGTCGTCGTCAAGCCAGTCTTCGCGGCTCATGCGCGCGTAACCGGTGAGGCTAATGTGGAGGCAGCGGGCATTACCGGTGGGGCCGGCCGCATACGGCATAAAATCATCTGTATTGCACAAAATTAAAATACCGTCGGCGCCGGCGAGCACGTTATAGCTTGACCCATTGGCGGGGTTTGTCTGCCATTGGGCCACGGCAATGCCGTCTCGTTCCGGCGGGCATTCCACGGTATGGACGCAAATCGACTGGATACTGTCGATCGACCGGTAACCCACGCCCGGCATGTCCGCGGTAAAGTCGGCGTCGTAGCGCACCACGATCGGCCCGGACATCTCGGGCTGCGACTGCGGTTGCGGCGCAACTTCGGACACGGGTTTTTGGCCCCAGTAGTGGTGCCAAACGTCGTTGACATCACATTCGATACCGCCGACGGTGACCTGACCAGCCCGCTGAAACAGGACTGCTTCATCAGACAATTCACCCCATGACCAGGCGATTGTCTGCCACGCCAGGTGTTTCCCGCCACCCAAGTTGGCAATCACGCCGTCCTCGACCGCCCAGCTAATAACGCGGGAATGGCCGTAGATCCCGACTCTTTCGCGCCCCAGGATTTCACAACAGGCCCGAAAATATTCGACCGCCGTCACGTTCCACTGTTCGAGCGTGATGGCGAAATCCACGGCGAAAAATACTGGGTGACTGCTACAACCAAGTTCATCAAGTTTTTGTCTAGCGGCCAGGGCATCGGCCAGCCCACCGTCGCGGCCGCGCATAACGTCAGAATCGGCCTCTTTTCCGTATTGCCAAACGAAAGCCACGTCGAGGCCATGAACGTGAAAATCGTCGATTTCGGCACGTTGGATGGGTTTTCCGCGCATCCAATCCGCGCGCGGCGGGCTGATATATCTCACTGCGCCGTCGTATCCGGCGTCACGGACGGCGGCAGCCTGGGGAACCCCGGCGCTGTAAT